TTTAAAAGGAGAATCGTATGACAGCAGAAATCCAGCATGATTTAGAGGAAAACACTGTTGACACAGCGGTAGAGGAAGTGGTCGAGACAACTGAAGAAGTTGTTGAAGAGCAATCTTCTATTGATGTTGATGCGCTGTTTTCTGGCGAAGATTTGTCAGAAGAGTACAAGTCACAAGCAAAGGCTATCTTTGAAGCCGTTGTTGCTGAGCGTGTTAAAGAAAACACTGCAAAGCTGCAAGAAGAATTTGACGCTAAGTTCGAAGAAGAAACTAATACTTTCGCCGAAGGCTTAGTATCTAAAGTGGATGAATACCTTGAGTATGTTGTTTCCGAGTGGATGGAAGAAAACAAACTCGCGGTAGAGCGTGGTATTCGTGCTGAAATGGTAGAGGACTTCATGGTAGGTCTGAAAAACCTTTTCGTTGAGCATTACGTAGATATCCCTGAAGACAAAGTTGACGTAGTAGAAAATTTCGCTAATGAAATTGAGTCTCTGAAGGGTGAGCTTGACAAAGCCGTCAGCGATAACAACGAGCTTTCTGAGCAGTTGAAGTCACTGAAGAAAGAAAAGGTACTTGAGCAAGTTTCTGAAGGTTTGACAGAAGTTCAAATTGAGAAGTTCAAGTCTTTGTCAGAAAATGTCGAATTCGAATCAGAAAAAGACTACACTGAGAAAGCTGAAATGATCAAGAAGAAGTACTTCACCGAATCTACTGAATCAGTATCAGAAAAAGAAAGTCTCGTAGAAGATGCAACTGAAGAGTTGTATGAAGCTACAATTTCTCCTCTGATGCAAAGATACGTTCAAAATCTTTCAAGCATTGTTAAAAGTTAATTTTTTATAAATAATAACAGAGTTTAGAATTTACTCAAAGGAGAAAACTATGTCAACAGATATTTTACAGAAAAAGTGGGCTCCCATTCTTGAGCATGCTTCCATGCCTAAGATTGAAAATGCTCACAAGCGTGCTGTAATGGCTCAGCTTCTTGAGAACCAAGAAATCGCTGTCCGAGAAGGCCAATCAGGTGGTTATGTTCAACAAACTTCATTGTTGAATGAAACAACTAACGTTATTGGTAATAACATTGGTGCTGCAGGTGCGGTAGATGCTGCTGGTGTCGATTTTGTAGATCCCGTACTGATTTCTTTGGTACGTCGTGCTATGCCTAATCTTATCGCTTATGACATCTGCGGCGTACAGCCTATGTCAGGTCCTACTGGCTTGATCTTTGCTATGCGTTCACACTACACCGATCCAACTGGCGCTGAAGCCCTCTTTAATGAAGCTGATACTGGCTTCTCTAACCAGGACTCTGCCGGTTCACTTAGCAACGGTACGCACAGTGCAACGAGCAGCCCAGTTGATGGTGTCTACACTGTAGGTCAAGGCATGTCAACTTCCGAAGCTGAACAGTTGGGTGTTACTAATCAATTCAAAGAAATGGCTTTCACTATCGATAAAGTTGCTGTATCAGCTAAGAGCCGTGCTCTGAAAGCAGAATACACAATGGAATTGGGCAAGACTTGAAAGCAGTTCATGGTTTGGACGCTGAGCAAGAACTTGCTAACATTCTTTCTGCTGAAATCCTCGCTGAAATCAACCGTGAAGTTGTTCGTACAATCAACATCACTGCTAAGCAAGGCGCTCAGCAAACAGCTACGCCTGGCACATTTGACCTCGACGTTGATGCTAACGGTCGTTGGTCAGTTGAAAAGTTCAAGGGTTTGATGTTCGAACTTGAGCGTGAAGCAAACGAAATCGCTCGTGCTACACGTCGCGGCAAGGGTAATCTTCTCATCTGTTCTTCTGACGTAGCTTCTGCTCTTCAGATGGCTGGTGTTCTGGATTATACTCCTGCTCTTTCTAACAGCCTTCAAGTAGATGACACTGGCAACACGTTCGCTGGTGTATTGAATGGTCGTGTTAAAGTGTACATCGATCCTTACTTCAATGCTACTAATGGTCTTCACTACGCAACTATGGGCTACAAAGGCACGTCTTCATATGATGCTGGCCTTTTCTACTGCCCTTACGTACCTCTCCAGATGGTACGTGCGGTTGGTCAAGATACGTTCCAGCCTAAGATCGGCTTCAAGACTCGTTACGGCATGGTCGCTAACCCATTTGCTACTACAAATGGCGCTGGCGCGATTGATGTTACTTCACCTGCTGCTGGTGATCAAAACATCTACTATCGTCGCATTGCGATTGCTAACTTGATGTAAGATCAAATCAGCAATAAGAC